TCAAAGCCCCACAATGTGGCAATGACTCCTTAAATATCTCTTGATAATTTCTATCTTTTCTTCACTCACAATTTCGCCAGGACGAAGAATTGGAATATCTGGCGGATAGGCATAGACAAAATGATGTGCCCTGTCTCCCACAGAAAGAGAAAGGGTGATCTCTTCTCTCGGCCAGCACACAATCTCCTCTTTGTGTATGCGCCAATCAATATCTTTCATTGCATTCAGAAGACGATCGATACCCTCCTTGTCATCTCCTACCGTGAGCATAGCCAAGGTATACTCCACCCCACTCATCTCCGTCTCTATCGCATAATCTCTTCTCAAAATTTCTTGCAATTGCTCGCCAAACATAGACTCACCATTTATTTTTGCCCCCAATACAAGTTTGGTCTGGTCAATCCCCGCTATATATTTTGTTTTGTCTTGGCCTGGATTCCAGCAAAATACATAGTTTAATTTGCCTATCTGAGCTCGAAATTCTTGTTGCCACTCCCACAATTGAGCAAGCTTTTTTTTACCCATTTCATCCATATACCGAATAGCCCCATCAATGGCTGACATCAAAATATAGGAGGGGGAACTCGTTTCAAAAAAAGTTAGACTTCTTTCCATTTCATCTCTAGAAATCATTTCTCCCTGAATATGCAATATTGCAGTCTGTGTCAGAGATGGCAATGTCTTGTGAACACTTTGAATCACCAGATCTGCTCCACAATCTAGTGCCGAAAAATTTTGTTCCTGTTTTAAAAAATGCAGATGTGCTCCATGTGCTTCATCAACAATCAATGGAATGTGATGTGCATGTGCAATATCTGCAATCTCCCTCACCTGCAAAATTACTCCTTCATAGGTTGGTGAAGTGACATAGACAAAGGCGAATTCATCTTTCTGCTCTCTTATCTTTTCCATCACCTTTTCTGGATTTAATCCAGCAGTTATTCCTATATCCTCAAAATATTCTGTATCAACAAAAATTGGCTCAAGTCCAAATAGCTCTAAGCCATGGTAAGCACTGATATGTGCTCCCGGTGTCATCAGCACCTTCTTTTTTTTCCTGCTACAACAATGCATGGCACTCAAAATCCCACCACTGCTTCCATTAACTAAAAAAAAGGTATCCCTTGCCCCATAAACTTTGGCAGCATATTGCATGGCCTGTAAAATGATTCCCTCAGCTTGATGCAGATTATCTGTTCCCTCCACCTCTGTGACATCTATGCTATAGATATCACAGAGCAAATCTTTGATGCAAATAGGCACATTTCTCTTGTGCCCTGGCATATGCATCGGGTAAATCCCCGACGCTGTGTACTTCCTCAACTTCTCTGCCAAACTCTCTTCTCTTTGCATACTAATCTCCGACCATTGGCATTGGAGATTTCTGATTAATATCAAGCACCAATGTTTGACTCTTTGTCGCATCCTGCAAATAGCAGTATAAAAGATTTCCCTCTGAAATAATCATCTTTACCTTGCTATTTGCAGGAGATCCCTTTGCAGCCCTTTGTGTATCGTCATTAATACTACTGAGTGTTCCCTCTCCAATACTATAGGCTGCTAACTTTCCGTAATTTTCATTCCCATCTGCATCTGAATACTCCACCATCACACTGGCATTTTCTGGGTAGTAGTACATCGTATCTACTTTCCCCTTAAATTGCCCTGTCAACTTGGTCTTTTTTTTATTTGTCAAATCCACTTTATAAATCTGACTAATCGGTATCTTAGCAGCATCAAACCGAACTACAGTAGCATAGTAGAGATCATTATTTGCTACACACATATCGGTAATCCATTGCCCCTGTGTCAAATACTTCTTCCCATCCAAAGTATAGATATTATTGTCCATCTTGACATTACTTTTCATCACTTGCATATTTCCAACTCTTGTGGGAATACGGCTGACTGTAGTAATTTTCCCAGCATCAAGATTATAGATTCTTGTTCCTATTTGCTTTGTTGACCCTGACTCTGGATTGCCACTGGCATCTTTTAAAATGTATTGATTATTTTCTTCTCGAACTAAGGCCGTATCCACAGCTCCTGCAGCTGCCGCTGCTGTCGTCTCTGGAGTGGTCTGTGCTGCTTCTGTTCCCTGAATGGTTGCCTCATTGCTGGAAACAAAATAGAGCATCTTGTCGTCCTTACAATACCATACATTGTCCCCTACAATTACATATCCTCTTACCTGATCAGAAATCAGCTCCAAGCGATTTTCTCCCTCTTTTAGGCGCATCAAATCGGGATACTGATTATTTCCCTCCTGCATTAAAAAATAATTCCATTCTCCATTTTTTACAATGGACTCATCAATAATATGATTTTTTTGATCTGTAAGCCCATATTGTTCAAGCTGTCTGCCAAGATCAGTGTCATTGATTTCCAACGAATAATCTCGATTGATTCTTTCCAAAGCACCACGATCAGAAAAGGTGAAAATCTGCTCCCCTATTTGCTTTTCTCCTGTCACCATATATCCAGTGTCATCAAAGTAATAGAGCTGTCCCTTGTCATCTAGCCAATTGTCTGTGACAAAATGTCCCTCTGGCTTTCGGTATCTCCATCCCTGTGTATATTGATTCCAACCAAACACTGGTTGCTGAGGATCAACTTTTGTCTCGGACTTTCCTCCTGATGTTGCCACTGTCGCCAGTGTTGTATTCGTCGATGCCGTCGAGGATTGATTTGGAAATAGCTTGATAATGGCAATGCTGGCTGCCGTCACCAATACCGTTCCAGCCAAAAGGGCAATCATTGCTCTTCGATCCCCTTTTTTCTTTTCCCCTTGACTTGTCGAAGTCTCCTCCTCTCCAATCACCAACTTTTCTAATGGTCCCATTTCATCTTCAATCTCTGGATTTAAAAACCCTAACTCATCCTCTATAGAGATGAGTACAGTTTCTGCCTTTTCTTCCAACCTCGAATGATGAACCATTCCATCAAAATCTTTAAACTCAGTAATTGGCTTTCTTGGATTATATTCAATTGAAACTTTTTCAATCACAGTGCGCATCCATTCTCTTGTCAATGCTGCACTTGGAATTTTATCTGCATGATTCCAAACATCTTTATAAACTCTTTTTACAATTTCCCAAATATATACTTCATCACTCGATGTCGAATGAATATCCATATACGTGTCTTGATAAGTCAAAAGATAGAAGTCTTCAAAACCTTCCACAACACCATTTTTTATATTTTCAATGGCTTCTTCAATTCTACTTGCCAAGCCTACACCCCCTAATATAAATTATACTCTTGTACTAGTATATCGTATTCGCCAAAGGGGTGCAATAAAAACGAAAAATTGTCATTATCAACAACAAAAAAGGAGCTGTGAAAAATTCTCACAACTCCTTTTGTTTAACCTGAGACACCCGGGACTCGAACCCGGGACAACTTGATTAAAAGTCACCCTATATTTAGCATACAAATCTGCTATTTATAAGGCTTCTTGTAAATTAGTGCGACATTTTTGCGACATCTGGTATTACTCTATGACTTCGTATTTACTTAGATCAGGTGCATCTGTATCCAACTTTTTTACGAGTTAATGTCTTCATTGATGATGGTTAAAGGTGTTTCTTGCTCACATCGTGTTAAATCAGAAGGACTAGACACATATCGTCCATCCCACTCTCCGTCACAATTTAACCAGCAATAGCCTTTTTCATTTCTGACATAGACATCTTTCGCTACTATGCCGCTGTCTGTAGCATAGTACCACTTGTCATTGTCTTTAAACCATTGATTGCTGAGCATTGTACCATCTTCTTCATTAAGATAGTACCACTCATCTTCTTTGGTTATAAACCACCCTGTAACCATTTTCCCACTACCATCAAAGACATACCAGCGATTTGCAATTAATGCCCATTGATTTTTAAGTTCTGTACCCTCTTTTGAGTAGTGCCAACCATCATCTTTTTTCGTCCATCCTGTGGTGTGTGCTGCCGCGTACTCCACGCAGGCCATGTATGCACACCACGACACAAATTGCTGACACCAGTACGCCCCATTGTCACCATACCAATGACCGTACTTTGTAAAATTATTTGCCCCCGCATTCACAGTTTTTGAATACAGCATATAGTCTGAAGCTTTTTCTAAATAGCCATTTTCTGCAAGAGCTACTCTCACTAAATCTTGTGCCATACAAGTTTGCTCAGAAAAGCATGGTGTACCAAACCCGTTGATTTTATGCATTCCGCCCACATCTGCAGTTGTAAAGCTGTATGACTTAATTGCCACACATCCGCCGTTTCGTTCATACATTTGTGACGATGTATTGCCTTCAACTGTTTTGATATCGTATCTATCCCCATTTTTATTCACAGAGATTACAATGCCTACATGGGCCACACGCCCGACAGATGTATGATAAAAATAGATGATGTCACCTGCGTGAGGTGTTTTGCCATAACGGTTTGCTTTTACAAAGCGGCCTTTTCCCGTCGGCGTGTACTCTGAGTATCCGCCACATAGCAATTCTTTCCCTGCGTTATATGCATTGTTCAATTCCATAAATTTGCTCCCTTCTATAAAAAAAGAGCGTTTAAGCCTTTTTACTTAACGCCCTTAAAAAATTTTCTATGATTTTTTATCACTCTCATTATCCTCAAGCTTGATAATTTCCCCTGTGTTGTGTTCAAGAAAAAACTTTAATTTTTCCCATAAAGGTTGTACTGGTAATCCCGCCAGTGCCATATTTTTTAGCACTGACATAGCTTCGTAGACTGTAAACATCAGTGCGAAAAGCTCCATAATTGTAATATCTTTTGTAAGCGGGGATATATTCCGTAGTCCTTGTGGCACAAATGCAATTAGATTCATTGGCATCAATGTATCCACAAAAACAAGGCACACTACACACATCAGCATACCCACCTTGCGAATTCCTCCATCGATGCCGACAGCAGAATTGAATTTTCGTTCTTTAAGGGCTCTCAGACTTCCAAAGATCATATCCATCACAATACTGACTACCATCAACTTTGCCAAGGTATTTTGCCTTAAAGTTAATCCTACCGTTGCTAACAGCCAATTAAACATATACTATATTCCTTCTTTCTCTGTTGTGTCGTCCACAGCAAGTTCCTCAGCTCCAAGTGCTGTCAACGCCTCTTTAACTTTCTTCTTTAAACGCTTTGGCACCTCTGAAAACTCCTTGGCTCCATCGATAATCAAATACGCATATACCATTGCCAATCCTGAATACTTCATTTCATTACCTCCTAAGATCAAAAAAAAATCAAAATGTCCTGTAACCACGCTCTAAACCTCATCTTTTGCACCTTCTTCACCCAGTAGTTCAGAAAATTCTGTAATGGCATTGCCTAGTGCAATCAGCTTTGTGTCATTTAACTCTAGCTTCTTTTGTAGCTTTTCAAGCAGCATTGACTGTGAAATTAGATTGCCTTTTGTGACGACCCGTGGCTCACTTCCTGTCAAGTCCACTTTCTCCAAAGTCTCGCCGTCTGGCATATCGAAAACTCCAATCTTAATATTCTCTTTAGCTGCGGTCGTCGACCCGTAAAGATTGCCAGTGGCCTTGTCATAAAATACTGTGACTTGCATCTTTTTATCTCCTTTCATTTATTCATCAAATGCAGCAGATGCATATCCTTTTACATAAATATTCAATGTTGTGTTGTTGTTTATATAGTTTCCAGTGTGTGTTACAAAAAGCTGAGTACCGCTTCTTCGTAAGCTAAACTGATTTGTCGCTCCATCGTCTGAAATCACCCAAGTTTCAACATTTGTATTTTTAGAAAGTGCAAGCGTTGTGACATGATAACGACCTCCTTTGTCTGTACGAAGGTACCCTCCACGCTTTATATCTTTCCCCACAAGGTCTATACCTACAATCAATGTGTTATACATATACCAATTATCGTTAAAAGTCACTGTATCTGTTGATTGTGATACTCGAAAAGTATAGTCTCCTGTGATTGATGAATTTGCAATTTGATCTATATAATTTCTGCTACCTATTACGCCATTGATATTTACATCTTTGACAATATTTTGAGGATATAAATTTGGTGATGGCAAAAAAGTCCAGTCTGCTCCTTCAATTTTGTACCCATCTGGAATTCTACTGATAATTCCTCTGCCTCGTCCAGCTATTGTGTCGTCCCATGCGTGACCTTCATTATTCCATGCGGAAATTACTCCTCCTGTAGAACTTGTCCAACGAGGTATTTGTCCTTGCACTCCGCAAACGCTGAGCGTATCTAGCATCTTTGATGCATCTAACCCCAGCACACCTCTTAATTTAGCCCACGGGAGCCACATATAAGCATGCCCATTTTCGCCTGGATGATATCCGCTTTTTATCCAGCAGTGTACCGAGTCTCCACCATTCGTGCCGATCAAATCTGTAGTTTGACCATTTTGATAAGTTGGTATAGTGCCATTTATACCTGCTGCACTATATCCTTGCAGCCATTTTGAACCGTCAAGGCCTAGTACTCTTGCAAGGTCCGTCCACCTTAGCCATATATATGGCCTTCCATTTGAACTATGATAGTAGCCATTTGGGAAGTTTGCAAACACCGAGTCACCACCATTCGTGCCGATGTTTGAAGCTGACAGATTGCCATCACCTTTATCTTCTATTTCCCCTCTCCTCCCAAAAATCACAGCATTGTTTAGCACGCTCTGTGATGGTATATGTGCCTGGATCCATTCAAAAGGAATTACAATCTCCGCTCCTCCACTTGGTGTGTTTTCTTGGATATATGCTCCTTTTTGAATTTTTACATACGCTTTACCATTATCAAATCGCCATGAAATCGGGCTTGTTTGTGATGGCATATTTGGTAAAGTGCCATTTATCACTTCGTCGTTACTATCTGCTGTAACAGTTGTATACCCTCGTACAATTAGGTTAGTAGTAGCGGTTACATCGTCTGAAGTAACCCCTCCACCTGCTTTGAGCCAAATCCCTTGTGCCATATTATACTCCTTTTAAAAGTACTGTGATATTTTCTGATGGACACTTACGATTACAGTAAAATGTAACTGCTCCATTATTTGTCTCGAATCCGTCGATACATTCACAAGCCTTTTTATATTCTTTAGATGCTCCTCGTGGAATTTTAGGGCTTGCTATAGGCTGTGACTGCGAATTAATTTCTGTTATCGTCACACTTTGCAAAAATGGTGCACTTACACTCCATCCATTTGCTAAAAGTGTTACTTCAATTACTTTTGTACTTGAAGCGATATCTGATTTAGTTCTATCTATATTTGCTTTTGCATCTGTCACAGCTGTATCTATTTTATCAAAGTTGCTATTCAGTACTTCTACATCTACAAAGTCTGTTAAAGAAGGCTTATCAAGATGTAAGTTTGTAGTTTGATTCACTTATAAAACCTCCGTCCTTATTTGTGTCCATGTTGTACTCGTAAAGCGTGACCATGTAAAGTCTCGCACTGTTCCCCATTTGTTGAATCTTAATTGTATCGTTAGCTTTAAATTGCATGGCATTATTTCATTGAGCAAGCGTTTAAACTCTTCAAATAATTCTTGGCTAGTTAACTCAATAAGTATATTTACAGCATAGTTAGCGTAGTCAATGGTTAGCTCATATTGATTTTCTCCACCGCACATTGCATTTAAAATGCTTTTAAGTTTGTTAAGCGAATACGGCAATTGCCCAACTAGAGAAGATTTTATACGCATCTTTCTAAAATCAATAGTATCTGTGTCTCTAATTACAATTCCCAAAATTCGTTCCCATCTTTCACATCCAGATTCATCTAATGTACTAATGAAAGCATTATCATACAAGCGATCAATTTCATTGAAAAGTCGCTCAATTTCTGTATTTTCTGTTGCTGAAAGATTTTGATACTCTTTCAATTTTCGTATATGGAAAGGCAAGTAGCTAAGAATGTCTATAATCATATGCTAAGCCCTCTAAAATTCGGCACTTCATTGCTGAGTAGTACTTCATTTTGTGCTGTGCCGTTCATTTTTGTATCTGCAATGTCTCTTACCCCATGTATTCCTAAAATGCGACTTTCTATCTGAGCTATTCTTACTACGATTCCATCGCTAGACTCCCATTCTTTGATGAGCGATTTAAAGTATTCCTTGATCGCAGTTTCAGCATCAGCACGAACATCTTCTGCTGTATATCCATTTTCAAAAGTTAGTGTGCAAGAAACACTTACATCATGCTCTACTACAGATTCTATAGTTACATCATGTCCGATTGGAGCAATTCCAACTCCCTGCCCAGGCTCTGGGCAAATAGTGTTTTGTACTGTACTGATCAAATATGAACTAGCCACTCCGCCACTTTGATTTGTGATCACAAGCTTTACTGTTCCCCCACCATTCCATGCTGGATATACTTTTACATATCCTATGCCAGGTATACTTTTAGTGAATCGTATATAATCCGCACGATTCCCAGCAAAATATTTACTTTGGAAATACTCTTTGTAGCGTTCTCTGAGACTTTCTACAGTCTCTTGATCACGCCCGGGAACCAAAATTTCGACTAGCTTAGCACTTGTTAAGCCTGCAATATAACTAATTTGCATCATATCACCAAGTATATCAGCCGAATCGTTACCTTTTTGTTCACAAGTGACTAAGTAAGTATTTGTGCTAGCATCTATTATACTAGTAACAACATATGTAAATCTGCCAATGCTAAAGCGAGAGCCTGGTGGCACAGGTACATTAAATTGTGCTTTAGCTTGTGTATAAGTTGCACTAAATGGAATGATGCCGAATGGCTCACACATTCGTACAAGGCTATCATAATCTGCTGTATTTATATCTAGTTGAGCATTTACATAGTCCATTTGGACATATGCTCTTTCAATTTCAAAAGCAACTGGTGCCAATGCAGTATATATAAAGCTTCCTTCGATTTTAGATATCATATTATCTACTCGATTAAGCATATCAGCAAGAATCTTTTTAAAAGTCATCTTCTCAAACATAGACTTCCACATCCTCTCCCCACTTCGTTACTACATAAAATTCCATATGTAACGTAGTGTCATCTAGCATATAAGCCTTAAAGTCCTTCACATCAGTAATATTAGTATTAACTTTCAGTGCCTCTGTTACTTCTTTTTTTACACTGTCATTGATATATGCATCACTGTAAGACTTACCAATGTACTGCTCAAGGCTGGCACCATATTGCCAGCTATAAATCTCCCATCTATACCTTTCTGTTTTTAAAGTATTGTATATCCAAATTTTTACAGCACTTTTTTTCTCTACAGTGCCATCGATCATTTTCTTTTCATTAAAATCAAAAGCAAACTCTTTTGCATCAATATACTTTTGATTTTCTTTGAAAGTTTTTATTTCTTGTGTAATAAAAGATGGCAAAATCATAGATTCACCAGCTTCCCGACGACACAGTATAAGCTATCTGATAGTCTTTGAACCGCCACTATATCTCCAGCTTTAAGCGGTTCTGTATACTCACTATTGTCAGTGATAATTCCAGTTTGAGAATCAAACAAAATATTTAACTTCGTCAATTGTCTTTTTAAAAGCTGCTCATCAAAAAGCAAGTCTTCTTTTTCAAGCACTAATGTATCTAAAGCCACTCTCTCTGCATCAAGCATCTTGCCAATTTTCAATTCCTCCGAGTTACTTTCTTTACTCTTTTCACTAATAATGCCCAAAATCCCCTCTATTGCATTATTCATTTATGCCTCCTGATCTTCTTTTATATCCATCAGTCTTTTAAATGACAGTTCAAGTGTCATTGTATGTACGCTTTCTTTAAACTCATGCTTATCAGATGAAATCCAGTATAATCCTGAGATTCCTTGTGTTATGTCGTACACTTCAACACCCATTCCAGCTACACAACGAGTATCTCCTATTGCTTCAATGCTTAGATTTTGTGTCATTCCTTTAAGCATTGAAGTTGCTCCTACCTTGGGCTGTATTCCCTTTTCAGCTGTATAGACTTCTTGAAATGCTCCAAATTTTTTTAATGCCACTGAGTCTGAAACTTCACCAATTTGAGTCCCTTTTTCATTGTATATTTTGACACGATTTATCATGTCATTAATACTCTCAGATTGACTTGTTTTTGTTATATTGCTTTCTTCGCTCAGTCTGAAATTAGCAACCTTGGTTCCGACTTCAATCACACTGATTGCACGCTTCTCTTGTACTAATTGATACATCTTATGATTAACCTTATATGCTTTTGTATAAGCTTGCATAATCGTGTCATATATACTTGTTCCATCAACAATCATCGTCTTAATATTGACCCCTGTGCGTGCGAAATTCCCCGCAGGAATCGACAGTTCAGCACATACTCTAGCAGCTATCCCTTCGGCTGTCATATTCTTGAAATTGTATTTTCCTTTACTCTTCAATAAGTGGTTGACAATATCATAGCAGTTGTAAGTCACCGTTCCAATGTCGCTTGACTTTTCAAGTGTATATACTTGCCCAAAAAAAATTTCAACATTTTCTTTTTCTACACTGATAAAGTCTCCTAGTTCAAGAAAACGACTTACTTGAGCCATAACAGGGTCGAATGGTGCGTTGATTACTGTAATATCTAAGATTCTTGATGCTTGCTCTATGCTTCCACTCCAACTTAACGATTCAACTATATCTGTTATATTTATCCTTGCCCCTGTGGTTTTGAATAAAAATATTTCCATTTTTTACCTAGCCTATTATTAATTTTTGTCCTGGATAAATTTTATTTGGATTACTCCCAATAACTTTTTTGTTGTCCGCATAGATTTTTCTCCAGTTTGCCTCATTCCCAGTTAGCTTCTTCGCTATCTTAGATAGACAATCACCTTTTTTTACGACATAAGTTGTGCCCTTCGTAGCAGTTTTTTCTGTTCTAACTTCTGATACATTGCTAGTATTCGCCGCACCATTGTTTGATGATGCGGCAATTTGCTGAGGAACATTTACTTTTCTGTCTTCAGTAAACGAAATAGTGTAAGTATAATCCTTTGTATTTGGTTCTAGTGCATATTCTAATGAAGTTACAATTCCATCAAAATTTATACCAACCTCGGTGATCAAAATATTCACCGTCCCTTTGTTTTTAAAATTTTCTAATATTTCTATAGCCTTTACCGGCTCAAAATCTTCTCTATACTCACAATAAGACGGATCATATGTTGATGCAAAAAAAGATGAAAAAGAAAGTGTCTTCAGCGTCCGCTTTCCTTGCAGAAGAATTTCTCCAACTGCATTGATATTTACAGTTTGTGTCGTTTTTCCACTTGTAATTTTCAACTCAGACGGAAGAACTGGAATGCGGAACAAATCCGCATCTTGTTTTAGCCACATTTCCATTATGTCACTCCTTGATTAAACGCTACTTTATTTAGCTTCTGATAAAGAGCAGTTGCAATCTTATCTATATCAGCATCTTCTCTTACGATAATACTATCAGCTAGCTTAGCAATACTGATGTTTTGTTTTCCTTCTTTTCTTGCTTTTTTTATACTCTCATCATGAGGATATACCCTTGATCCATTTGGAAGGTCAATGATTTCCCCACCTCGTTCATGCACTTGTACAATTCCTCCTGCCCAGTTATTTGTACCACTAGCAAGTTGTGGGATTTTCCCAACATTGAAGCCTATATGCTTCCCCCCAACTCCTGGCACTCCTTTGGGAATGTCTACACTAATCGAGTTAATTGCATCAACCGCAGTATTTATTCCAGATGTAATCGTATTAATCATACCCTTAAATACTGAAATAATTGCATTCACAGCACCAATAACAATGTTTTTTGCACCTTCCCAAACCTGCGACCAATTTCCAGTCATGATGCCTTTAATAACATTCATAAAGCCATGAAATACTTGCTTTGCACTTTCGATAACCCCAGTAACAGCTCCAAGCCACGCTTGAATCACTCCAAGTGCCCCATTAAATGCCCCAACAACAACTCCACGCAATACTTGCATTACTACTTGCCCAAATATACGCATTGCCGCTGAAATAGCTGGCATAATTGGAGCCACCGTTGTACGAAACGCCTGAAATTTTTGAATAACGCCTTGCACACTGCCTTTGATTTTATCCCAGTTTTTTACTTGTTTACCTTCTGCAGCCAACTCTGCTTTAATGTCAGCTTCAGCTTGAGCAAT